GGCTAGCACTGACAGATACCTGCTCAGTCTGCGGATACCGCTTAGCCGGGGATACTACCCACGTAGACTGCTTAAAGGGGGCTTCAAAATTAAGCTGAAGTAGGCTGTCTTCCCACTTCTGCGTCGGGTACTTAGGTAGCCGTGGGTTCTGCCAGTCATCTTGTACAAATGGCGGGTCGAACAGTAGCTTGCCAAGCGCGGTGTTCTGAACAACGTATTGCTGAGCAGCCCGTTTTGGCGGCGGCGTGGGCCAGTCAGCTTGTACTTCAGGGGCAGCGGATAGTAGTAACGTGTTGACCGACACTTGGTCGGTTTGTACGTTAGCTTTACGGACAACCGGGTTTGCTTGTACCGTCTGTGCAAACGGTGCAGGGGGTGCCGATACGAGCAGCCCAAGCGCAAGAATAGACCCCGTGAACGTGTGAATCCACGACGGCGGTTTGCGCGGCGGGGGAGTAGGCCATTCCGTCTGCTTGGTAGGATACGGAATCGCAAGCTGACGAAGTACATCCTCCTCTGGAGGCTGTACGTATTTCTTTACACGGGGATTTGGTAAATCAGGCGGGGTAAAAGGGACGGTACCCAGCGGCAGCGGCATTACCGTCTCCTAAAGATGGGCTACCCCCGTAGGTAGCCCACCGTTACACCATCGTCTTAGACGACCTCGTACAGGAAGTGGCCCGACATTGCAGCGGCGGTACCAGCAATCTGCGTGAGGATAAGCTCACCACCAGCACCCTGCGTACCCACCACATACGCCGAAGCACCAAGCAGCGTAATAGCTTGGTCAGGCGATGCCACCCAACGCACGATGCCACCGTAGGCATTGAACGACAAGTGGAGGATAGGCGCACCGGCAGCGACTACAGGGGCCGCAGTCGTTACCCACTGCGTGAACGCAGTCGGAACCGAAGCAGGCAGGGTTGCCTGAATGTCCGTAGCAATCGTAGTCGCGGTACCCGCAGTGGCGGTAGACGCGAGGGTCGTAGCACGGCCCAGCACCATCGACGCAACAGTCGAAGACGAAGGAGCTTCACCACCCATGTACACTTCAGAAATCTGGCAACGCTGTGCAGCCGCACCGCCAACCAGACCAAAGAAACCGTTAACACCCGTCGTGCTGATACCACTGCCCAGCGCAGTAACAGACATCGTCACCGACGAGAACTGACTTGCATATTTCGCCATGTAAAATACTCCTTACGGAAGAATAAGCCCAGAACCTTTTTCAACAGCGTTGAGATACTCGTCAGCGACCTGCTTGTAGGTCTTACAAGAAAAGTCCTGTGCGCGCTTAACGCCACAAGCGTCACAGATATAACTGTCACATCCACGACAGTAAGCTCGTTCGCGGGTACGTTGCGGATTCATCACCACAACATACTGGCAGTGTGAGCAAGTATAAGTAGGTGCTTCAAAAAGCCCCTTACCCGCGCCTACAGGAAGCCCGTCCTTGACCATGATTTCATCTGCGACTGGGTTAGCCGCACGATGGTCAAGCATTACGTAGCCTTCTTTGGAACGCTTACTGTTGGACATAAAACCTCTACTGAATTTGCACGATTGCCGAACCCGTACCAGCGAGCGGGAAGGTAATAGTGAAAGTGCCAACAGAGACGGTTTTGGTCGCCCCAAAGTTCAGCACTGCAACGGACTTGTTCCCGTTGGTACTGTTATAGATTAGCGCCCCGTCAGCGTTAAAGCTAGCGCCAGCCCATGTAATGTCGGCGAAGTTGATGTACGCCGTCGTGCTGGGGGTGCCACCACTGGTGGGCGTCTGCGTGACTGTCAGGGTCTGGCCACCCGCCGTATACCCCGTCCCGGTAATCTCCCCGGTGGCGGTATAGGCAGTGGTCGTGGCGTCCAGCGTGGCACCCCCAGCAACTGAGTACAACGCAATCTTGAATACGTCTTGACCAGTAATTGTTCTGGACGACGTACTGAAGTTCATCTGCCCACTCAAGACATCCGTCTTGAACGAGGTGGTCATGCACTGGGTAATTCCGGTCATTGCACGGGCACCCTAACTTGTCCGCTACGGTAGGCGTCCATACGGTTCTTACCGTCGCCGAGGTTCTTCAACCTGCCGAGGGCTTCCTGATACTTGGCCTCATAGGCTTGCATCAGGTCACCTTCACCCTTCAGGTATACATATGCTTCACGAATACTACCGTACAAAAGCACTTCTGGAAAGTTAGTTCCAAGCCACGAAGTCGTAGCCGTAACGATGCTTTCGGGATAGTAGTAATAGTGAAGTTCCACGGAATACGCCGCATCTGGCGTAGGCCCGAGAATCAACGTGTTAGCGTCGAACTGGGCGTAATGAGTCGGCATACCCGAAACAGCCGGGTACGGGAACGCCTCACGGATGAAATTCACATCCTTATCGAGCATGAACGACACCGCCGTAGTAGCGGGGTCAGTCACGGACAGCGAGAACGTAGCAAGCCAATCAGTAGGCAGCGTCAAGTACTTGTTTGCCGAAGTCAGCGTACCCGTCTGATTCTTCCGGATAGCCGGAAGCTGGACAGTGTTATAGATACGCTGTTCGGCAAGTTGTACGAACGTCGGGATATTGGAGACGAACGAAGTTTCGCTGTTCTCACAGTAGTCCTGAATCGCCTGCAAAAGGGCTGCGTAGTTCATTAACTCTCAGCTTCGCTTTCCATGTTAAGGAACTTCTTGCCCTTGGTAGCGGCACCCGCACCACGCATGGTGCTGTACTGCTTCTGCTTGGTACCTTCAGGCCAGCGACCCTTGACCGTGATACCGTTCTTACCGATGTCTGTCTGAGGATAGCCATTACCGGCGTGAACCTTGACCAACTGCGGCTGCTTATAAGCCTTCTGTTCGGTAGGCATGTTAGCGCCCCCTCTGGTTCTTCACACGGGACATATTACGCCCGAACTTCTTACGGTCTAGCGAGGACGGCCCGCCCTTACCTTTACCCGTCTCGACGGGCTTTGCTACTTTATCGCCGCTCTTCATGTGCAACCCCTTTAGGTGATGCTTACAGTTACAGTTCCAACGCTACCCGTACCCGCCAAATCGTTGGGAGTAAGCGGGTAGTCTCGCGGTGGGCCAACAGGCTTCCAATTCCACTGGTACACGCGACTACCTCCGTCACCACCGCCAATGTTCATAGGCGTATAATAACTGGTGTCCGGACGCGGGTTGCGTACAGCCTGCGGGTCGTTCACCGGATACATGCCTAATTGTAACTGCGGCTGGTCAGGTTCCCAACACTCTGGACAAACCAGAATGTTGACCTGCTTGGTCTTGATAACCAAGCTCCTCAGTTGCTTCAGCTTGTACCGAAAACCACAGCGGTCACATTCAGCAATTGCATGTTTGCCAGATGAGAACCGACTACCACTCATATATCACCTAGAACATTTGTCGAGGCACGAATCGAACCGGGGACTTGTCCCGGTCTTCTTCTGCCGCTAGTGCCCAATACTCATCATACGACGCTTTTAGCATCTGTACGCGAGCATCCGCGCCGGGTATCTTCATGGATAACATGTACGCTAGACCAGCAACAAGACAGGGCAAAAACCTAAACGGGATGTCCTGTCCGTTGATGCCGTTACCTGCGTCTTGCATACGGACAAGCCGCCAGTAGACGAAGGTATACGTAGTGGAATTATCAGGTTTGGGCCAAACAACAAATTGCGGATATTGGACAACATTGGTCGCGCTAGTGGCTCCCGATTTCCTGTTGACCCAAACCTGAATTGGGCGTCCGGTAGCATTCTTATTAGGGATGGCTGAATAAGTACTACCAGAGATTCGCGTAATAGTGATATCGGTTTGGTTGGTGCCACTACCCGTACGGATAACGTGGTCAAGCAAATCAACGGTATCAGTGGGTAAGTCGTAGGTATCTACGTTATAAGTCAGGACAATCTGCCCCTGCTCAATTGTCCATAGATTAATCCCACGATTCGCCCAATCCAAAAGCAGCAGATTAAGAGAGCGGCGAGCAGTGCGAAGGTCGTAGCCGCTACGAAGCTCAGCACCACACCGCTCGAACGCCTCTTCCACGATGGCATTAAGGTCAAGGTTGAAGTCCGTCGTATCTGTGGTTTTGTAGACCATTTACTTCTTCGCTGTTTTAGCAGACCGTTTAAACGCCGCAGCAGTGGGGTACCCCTTCTGCCCCGGCTTTTTAGGGGGCAGTCCAGCCTCACGCCTAGCGTTGATGTTAGCGTACAGCCCCGGCGAGCCACCCTTGGCAAACGTCTTCTTAGGCTGCTTGGAGGGGGCTATTGCCCCCATCCCGCGTGACGCTCTCACCGGTACTTACACTTGGTTTTGCCGCGCTGAGCGCAGCCATCAACAGAACCGCCCGAGGCCATACGGACAATCTTGCCATCCGTCTTACCCTTACGTTCGATACCGCCGCCCTTAGCGTAGCACTTAGTCATGCCACCCTTGTTCATACCCATCGCTTCTTTCTGCTCTTGCTTTACGTACTTCTCGGGGACGCCATGCATCTTCATTTGATGCACATGTTCCATTTCCATCTTGGAGTATTTACCCACAGAACCACCCTTGGCGTAGTTGATACCCCCCCGCTGAGCAGGGCCACCACCATGTTGCTTAGGCCTACGGCCCGTCATGTTGTAGTCAACAGTACTCTGCGCGGCTAGGTCTGTATCATTACGCTTAATCTTAAAATCGGGGCTATTCCGAGGCGTATAGCTACGCCCTTTAGAGTCACGGTGGTCTAAGTAAGAGTTAAATTCTCTATCGTAATTAGCACCGGGAATAAAACGGTCAATAGGCCTATCGCGGTCAGCAGCTTTATTGGGCTTAGCCTTATTCTTAGCCATCTCTGCTTCGTCTTCGCCTGCCCGCCAGTCATTGGCAGCGGCATCATACTTCTTGCCCTTGGGGGGCTTGGGGGGACTAGCCATGTTGGTTCCTTAGCGGGTCTTGCAGTTGGTCTTGCCGCGCTGGGCAATACCGTCGATAGCGCCACCCTTGGCGTACTTAGCGACTTTACCACCACGCTTCATACCGTCGTTTGAAGAAGGTAGGTTGTACTTGTTACGGAGGAAAGTACGCTCGCCGCGAAGTTGTTCTTGATGCTTAGAGCTAACATCATAAAGGCTGCTATCGTTATTGGCACTTTTAAGAACCCCACTCAACTTAGCCATACGAGCATAGTCAGCGCGGGCTTCCCCACGAGAACTAGAAGCAGGCATCTTGCGAGGAGCAGCCGCAGGGGCTTTATTTTTAGCCATCCTAGCTTGTTCACTAGCCACAAGCTCATCATGCTTAGACTTAGTCTCAGCAGCAGTAGGCTGGCGCATCACGGTCTGGCGGATATCCTGACCAGTGGAGGTCTTACCAACAGTCTTGAACTCAGACGGCGTAATGCCCGTGGTGTCGTACTTGCCACCACCAGCGGTCTTCTTGCCAGACGAAGCGGCAGGGGCAGCGGGCTTGGACGAGCCAGCCATAGCTGTGCTGTACTCCTTGCCATTCCAAGTGAACTTGCCACTCTTGTCGTTCTTGTGTTCAGCAAAAGCCTCACGGAACGACTGCTTCTTGCTACCACCCGAGATAGCCTTGTCCGAGGCCTTCTTGAACTCATCTGCCATCGATGGCTTCAGACGAGCGCCAGCGAAGCTAGCCTTGAACCCGCCAGTCTTATCAGCGGTGTCCTTGATAGCATCATCGCCCATTTTACGGGCTTCGGCAGAAGAATCAGCAATGTCTGGGTCTTTGTAGGTAATACCGCCCTTAGCAAAGCGCATCTTGCCCTTAGCAAAGCCCATCTTACCCTTGCCGAACGGCTTGGCCTTACCGCCAAACATCATGCCGCCCTTCTTCTTAGCTTGCACATTCATCACTTGAACCCCTTTAGAGTCTGAACCAAACGGGCACGCTGGCCCAACTTGCCGGGAGCCTTAGCCGCCTTGGCTAGCTTGGCACCGGGAATCTTTTGTCCCGTAGGGACACCCATCTGCTTGTGGAGAGCGCCGGGCTTCTTGATAGCCCCCGCAATCCAGTTTTTACCGCTAGCCATTTTTAACATCCTTACCAAGGAGTTTCTGTACGGTCTTGGATTCGTAGATACGAATCCCAGTCCACAAGATGGTAAACAGCGCTGCGACTGCTGGTAGCATTTTTGTTAGTGTTCCTACGGCAGTGACTACAGATAGTCCATCTATAGCGTGCTTCACGGTCTCACTCCATGAACTGTATCCCATCTTAGCAATTCCACGCTTTGAGGCTTTTGTTGATACGGGAGTTTGGGTCATTTGCGGTTTTCCTACTGGTGAGTTTCTTCTTCATGCCCGACATACGGGCACAGAAGGAGTCACGACGAGGGCCACCTTCTGGCTGCGGAGCCTTTAGGTTCATTCCTTGAGCCTTAGCAGAAGCCCGACCTTTGGCGTTCAAGCCGCCATTCGGGTTCTTACCTTCCTTGCGAGTCCAAGCTGGAGACTTACTCATGTGGATATACTCACCAGAGTGCCGTTAGAAGAGCGGGTGTTGTAGTAGTTCACTGTAGCAAGCCAGCCATTTAACGGGTTTGTACCGACTGTTCCAGTTGCACCAAGAACCAACCGACTGACTGTGGGTACGGTACCGCTTGTGTCGGTAACTACTGTACCCCCGTTTAGAGACATTGCAAAGTCGTTAGCCTTGTAGGCACTTGCAATCTTGATAGTTGTATTAGCCGTCGTTGTCCCGGAACTAACGACGTTTGCTTGGTCAACGCCAGCGGTGCGAACAATGTAGTTGCCCTGCGTAGCTGGGTTAACGCGGTTAGTAATAAAGTTCGTAGTGGTGTTATCACTAAAACCCGCCGCAGCGTTAAACACGCCAACATTGTAACCCTTGACAGAGAACGCCGTATACAGCGTACCTTCGGTAGTGTTGTACCACGGGGTCAAAGTAGTAAGAACCGCGCTATCCGCATTCCTCGTCACTGCCGCCGTAGTGGTGGGGATGTACGAAGTAGCGACGTTACCTGCTTCCAATTGACAGCCCCAAGCAACAAAACTGCGTTCGCTACCGAGTTGTACTGAATTAGTCTCTGCCACAGGAGAAGAAGAGGAAGTTATATAGCAAATTTGAACACCAGAAGCTACCGCCGCTGTGGCATTAGCTGTAGCAGTAACACGGTACCAACCATAACCGACATCAGTAATTGATGAAGAAATAATAGAAGCACCTACAGTACCCATCACACCCGTATCTATATTAAAATTTACATATGCAGTAGCACCAAACCCGCCACTAGTAAATACCATTTGCATCCACGTAGCATTGCTAAAATTTGCGGTATCGTTATTAAAAAATAAAAAATACATAGACATTGTATAAGGCGAACTAACTGTAGGAGTTAGCGGTAATGTAGTAGGTAAAAAATAATGTGGATGAGGATTGCCATCTCCAGCGGCTGCATACATGCCTTGACCGGTAAGAGTACCATCTGGTGCGCGAGTTGTACCGCCAAAACAAGTCATTAAATTAGTAGTAACATTCCATGAAGCATCGAGATAATTTGAAGATTGCACAATTACATTAGTGCGGGTTTCTTCAATTAATAGTCCATTAATATTTGCCTGTATATATTCAGTAGCAGTAGTAGGATAGTACGGAGTAGGGACAGTTGTAGAATTAATTTGCGGCCCCCAAACATAAATACTACTTACAGGCGGCCCTTGACCGCCATTAGTATTGTCAACATAAATACGAAGATTGACAATATTTACACCAGTACTATTATAAATTCCTGATAAAGTATACCTACGCCAACCATTGCCAGCGTCGGTGCCACCAGCGGTTAATGAGGCTATAGTAAGTGAAGCAATAGGCCCATCATTTACCGTATCATAAATTTGTACAACAGCACCACGGTTAATACTTGTAGGTTTTAAATATATAGCGGCACTTATAGTTCTGCAATATATTGCGGTATTTGAATTAATTTGTAGAAATCTAGCTCCGCCAGCACCTGCCGAGGTTATCAATGCCCCAGTATTTGTACCATCGGGAGCAATAGTATTATTTACAGTTACATTTACGCCGCCAACTGCATTCCAAAATTGTGGGGCTGTACTTTGAATAGTTAAGTTTTGATAAATATAACTTGAAGGGCTATAGTCAAACCGTGCGGTGTCTGCCACAGCATTTTGAACAAACCCATTGGAGCCAATATAAGTTCCAGTACTACCAGCGCGGGTGTATGTAACGCCCGCAGGTAGCGTTCCTGTGAGGAAGTTCAGGCTATAAGTAGGCCCGCCTCCGCCCCGTTGCCATGCGGTAGAAGGAAGGGCGAAGGCGGTGCCGAAGGACATTACATGTCCTCAGTAAATTGCCAGCAGGTTGGTAGCAGTAGTACTCGTAGCGAATACTTGCAGAACCTGAACAGGTAGAACCTGCCCAGCAGCCGCGCCAAGGAATATAACGTCATCACCTTGAGCGGTAAGGACGCGCACGTTGCCAGCAACTCCCACGTAAATTACGGAAGGGTAAGTTAGCTTTACCGTATCGCTAGTCGTTACCGTCTTAGCCCCGCCGGGGAACATTGGGAAGGTAGGACTATAGGTTGTATTTTTAGCCATAGTACGCAGTTACCTGCCCTAGGTTACTTAAGACTGCATAAATGCTAGTTTGGAAGAGGATGCCCTCTCCCGGAACCATCGTATAAAACGAGTTCACATTCGTGTTACCGGGAACGTCTACTTCGCAGAGGATAGTGCCAGAAGCACTACCATCCCTGAATTGAACAAACCCAGCAGTGCCAGTGCCAACCAACGAGAACCCCTTCAACCTAGCACGGCTTGGGGAAATAGCTCCAGACCCATTTAGATGCGTACTTTTTACATCTGTTTGCATCATGGCAGCAGCCCCCTAGTTATTACGGGCCAGTCGAAGCAGTCGGGACGTACGTACCGTCAGGGTTACGGACAGCATAAACGACTTGGACGTTAAGCACGCCAGCCGCGCCGCTGCTAGTATTGGTCAGGGTAATAGCCATCTGAAGAGTCAAGTCAGTAGTACCGACGTTGTTGAATACGGCAACACCGTTGGCAGTAGCCGTACCCGAAGTGGTCGGCGTAGCAGTGGCGCGACCCTGAGCAATACTACCGCTACCCGTTACGGTAGCAAGAGCAGTAGCTGCGGGATAAGTAACGGAAAGACCCGTCGTAGCATTACCCGTTTGGAAAGTAACGGTATTAGAACCAACAGCGGTGATAGCCGTCACGGTATCCAAAATGATAGCGTGGATAGCCGCACCAGCAGGAATCGTGCAAAGGTTCGTAGTGACGAAACCTGTTGCAGTCGTACCAGACGCAACCGTGACGGAAGCCGTCTGCATAACAATAGTGGCACCCGTGTTACGAACGGTGCCAAGAGCAGTGCCCGTGGTGCTACGGACAGTGCCGAGAACCCAAGGGCCAAGATGCGTTGCAATACCCATTTTTTAAATCCTTATGCACAAGTAGCCGCATCATCTGTGCATCGTCCCACTAGGCTAAGGGCTGATGCGGCTATATTTGCCTATAATCGACTATAAAGAAGGGGGTCAAGTTGCCCCGACCCCCTTATCATCACGTACCCGGCGAACCCCACACGCCCAACGGGTCGCTCCAGCCGAAGCTGTAACGCTCGCGAGCCTTGTAGCGCACGTTGCCCGTGTCGAAGTCACCGTCCATGCTGTTAGCCAGAGGCGAACGCACGAAGTGCTTCAGGCCGTTCGGAACGTCGGTCATCAGGTACCAACCATTGGCGTCCGTGAGGAAGTGGTTGACCTTGTAACCTTCCGGAATCGAACCCATCGCCTTGAGGGCGTTGATGTCGTTGTCCGTCGTACCGACACGCAGCTCGGTGTCAAGCAGACGCTTGGCAACGAACATCAAGTTCGGGGGAACGACGAGCTTGCGGGGCTTGGCAGCAATGAGCAGACCACGTTCGTCAGTCCAAGCAGCAATCTGGATGACCGCCGCTTCAAGCGACGTTTCATTCAGGTCAGCCGCAGTAGCCTGCGTGTTGCTGTTCGTACCACCGGAAACCAGCGGGTGCGCCGTCGAGAACAGCGGAACACCGTCGCCGCCAACAACACCAGCCGTAAAGCCATTGTTGATGATAGACGCCGCCTTAACCTGCTTCGTGTATGCC